TGATTTTTTTATAGATTTTAATTTTGGTAATTTTAGTTCTGACATTTATAACCTTTATTGTTTTTATTTAAAATTTGCTACCACTTTGATGAAGATTGTCGTGTTCAAGAATTTTCTTTCGCACTTCCTCATCGTAAACAAATAAATCAAGAGTCCTATTCACTAATTTTTGTAATGAAAATTCACTCTCAATTGTTTCGTTTTTAAATTTCTTGTATAACTCCGATATAACTTTAACCGAAGTCAGTTTTATTTCACTCATAACTTTTCCTCATGATTGTATATATGTATATATAAATATTAAATCAATCAATAATAATGTACTTTTTTAATAACTTTTTTGCGTGGCCAAGTGTATCCATTGTTCCTTTAGAGTCAACTCCATTGGGTATAAATGCTACAACTTTATCACTATATTCTGCTATTTCTTTATTTCTTTTAAAGTAATTCCATACTGCATATGGTTTACCATAATTGAAACTCTCCCTAACACAATGTATATTGTGAGAATAATGTTGTGGTGGAAATTCTACATATTTCATATCAAACTCTAATGCATATTTCTTAGCCAATCCATCAGCTCCATCCTTTTGGCCACCACTAACTATTTCTAATTCATTTCCAAACTTTTCTTTAAGTTTAAAAATAAAATCTTTTATCTTCTTTGTATTTGTATAACCTCGGCTACCGACTATTGCTATCTTAATAATCATTCCTCTTTTGTATCCGTTTGGGTGGTTTTTCTGATATTGTGAAATCCCATGTTGATTTAAAACTATCTAATCCTTCGAGTACACCATCCGCCCCATTTGTATATCTGTAAGCAAATCTTGTATACTGTGTCGTGTTGGCAATCGCTATTTGTTTTGGTATAACATCATACCAAATAAAATCTCTAAACAAATCAAAATATTGTGGTCGAATTATAGTTTTAAAATTATGATGTGGTATTCTATCCCACTTCTTAACAAACCCAGCCGTATCAACTTTATCTTTCCTTTGGTCGAACCAAAAATATAATTTCATATTATTGACCTCATTACCATATTCGGTTATTTTCTCTATAACTTCAGATTCCTTATCTGTACCTATAAAATCTGTTAAATACACTCTTAATGTTGGATTAATCATATCCGTTTCCTATCACATATATCTGGTTTAGTTTTAAACTCACACCACTTACAATTCTTTGTTGATGGTTCTTTACGATATTCTTTTATATAGTGATTTCCATCATCATCAAAACAATCACTAATAAACTCATCTAATCTTCCTATAACCCTATTGATACTTGGTTTACCATTTGCTGGTATAAATGTCTGTATTCTCTTTTGTGGGAAATCCATATTTTCATATAATTTTCTCTTCAGTATTAAATATTCAATATCTATTTTATCCATCGGAATATCATTCTGTTTAGAGAAGAATTGTTTATACAATAATAACTGATTGGTTTTTGTTTTATCTGCCTTTTGCCATTTGTTCCAACCCATTGTGGCAGTTTTTATGTCAATAATTTTAATACGGCCTGTTACCTTATGATGAATCACCACATCCATATAACCAACAAACTTTATATTATTTGGTAAATCATAATCTACACCCATCTCAATACCAACTAACTCTGTATTTTTCTTTGGAAAATAACTACTCTTTCTTTTCTTAAATTCAGTTATTATATTCACCCCATCTTGATAAAACTCTTTCATATCTTGTAGTGTTATTGATAACTCATCTTTTGAATCTGATTTAGCAGTTTTGTAATTTTCTTCCATACGATATTTTAAAATATCTTCTAATGGTAGTGCATCTGCTTCTTTAATTGTTCGTCCATAATAACAAACTAAATAGGCTTGAATGACTTCATGTACTGAAGTACCAAAGATAGTATAGATATTATCAGTAAATGTACGAAGTTTATCTATATAATTGGATTTCCACATATGTGGACATTTATCCCATTGTGAAAACTGACTATAACTTATTTTACCCATTTACTACGGCTCTCCCTTTCATTTTTTCCCAATCTCTATCTTTTCTCACTTTATCATTTGTCTCTATAACTGATTCCAATACTTCTGGTACTACCCCAAGTTCATGTGCAACACATATTAGTGCATTTATATCCTTTGGTAAACAATGTCCACCAAATCCCATATCCCCATCTGGTCCTGGTACAGCCCAATGGGATTTACCTAATCGTTCATCATATGTTGCATACTCTACAACCTTATCATAATCAATATCTATCTTATCACATATTTGTTTCATCTCATTTGCAAATGATATTTTTGTTCCAAGAAATGAATTGATAAAATATTTAACCATCTCGGCAGTCTTACTACCAGTCTTAACTATAGTTGCATTTGGAAAAACACTACTATAAATCTGTCTCAATGTAGTAGTTCCTTGTCTTGTACCACCCAATATAATACGAGTTTGGTTTTTAAAATCCTCAATAAAGTTAGCCTCAGTAAGAAACTCTGGATTAAATATAACATTTATATTCTTAAATTTTTGGTTCAATCTATCTGTAGTTCCTGGTGGTACTGTAGATTTAATAACCACTATCTTATTCGTATCCCAACCTACATAATTGTAATCACGAAACCCTACCATATTATCTATATCACCAACTACTTCCTCAACTATATCTGAATGACAACTTCCATCTTTATTCATTGGTGTTGGAACACACACGAATATAATATCTGACGTATTTACTAATTCTGATAATATCAAACAAGTACTTTTTGACTTATCAAATTTATCAAATGTTCCTACAGAATAATGTTTTTCAAAACCACTTTTAATTGCAGTTCCTACATATCCAAGTCCTACAATACCTATACGATGTTTTCTATTCATCTATTTATCTCTTATTCTTTTAATGTTCCAATATGGGATAGATAGTACTAATACAAATAATGATATAACCAGTACAATAGTAACAATAGATTCAACCATTATTTTCCCCATTTACCATTCTTTACAATTGTTGCCATAATTCCATAATTAGAAATGTCAAGATATGCATCTTCTAAGGGTTCATCTACAGCTGATTTTCTACCACCCATCAACATCGTTTTTAATCTCTGGCATTTGTCATTAATTCTGAACCACAAACCTGTTAATGATAGATTAATTTCTTCAGGTGTTTGTAACTGTGTACCAACACTAATATTGCCAGGGCCGTAATCGTGTTGCTTATGTAAGAACAATTCGTATTGTTCTCTTTGAATCTTTTTAAACTCTTGTGTCATTAAAGGCCACTCCAATTCCATTTGTTCTACTATTGATAGATTAAGATCATCTTTAGTATACTTTTTAACTGTCGTAGAATCTGTTATAACTTTCATTTATTTTACTCCCGTTTTCCATACTTGAATATACAACATAAAACCTATATAAGTCAAGCTATTTTATTTATTATTCCATAATCTAAACACATCGGTGCCGTTAAATAGGTATCATTTCTTTGAATCTTTTCCCAAAAAGATGCATTTTTATTTGATACTTTACCTAAAATATTATTAATGTTTTTCTGTAAATCTTTTAAGTGATCAACACCTTTCATCACATCAGTAGTTTTACCTACTTCAAATGCAGAACCTTCATGAACCATAACCGTTGAGTTTTCACTCATTGACCTTACTCCTGTACCACACGCTAATAATACAGAAGCTGCACTCATACAAGTTCCAATACAATGTGTATTTACTTTAACTGGTAATCCTCTTATATAATCTACCAACCCTAACATAGCATAAACATCACCACCATATGAAGTAATATTCATATTGATATCTTTAGTTGGATTACTTCGTACTAAATAATCTAATTTAACTTGTACTGAATATACACTATCAATTTCAAACTCGTGGTTCATCCAAGTGGTATTGGTATCCGAATTGACACCCCACTCAATTTCTTTCATATAAAATAGTTGTTCTTTTTTATAATCCATTACTTGCTCCATATTTTTTTTAATTGTTTATCATCAACACCATACTTCATTATGATTGTTGTAACTTGTTCTTTGGTTAACATCTCTAAGTATTGCTCCACCTCTCTTGTACTACATTCAAAATAATCCACTAAGTGTTCCATTGCCCACTTCTCTACTTTAGATTTCTTTTTTGATTTCGTGTATTTCAAAAAGGTTCTGCCTCTTGGTAACACATCTATATAAAACTGATAAAGATTCTTTGGTTTTATTTCCCAATGCTTTTGAATCTCATTTACAACTTGTATCCATTCTGACTTCATACTAAGGAATCTATGAACCATGTAGTTGCTCCAAGATTTTTTATCACCATCGGTGATTGAATCCCAATATAATGTGTTTTGCACATTTGTAATTTGTTTTATGTGGTCGAATAATGATTTAGACATAAATAACCTTTAGATGTATATAAATAGTTTAAAATAAGTTGAAAGTGTAAATAAATTTTAATAACTAATCAATTACTTTTCATTATAATAAATATTCGGGTAATCTTTCAAAATCAAAACTTTGTGCGTAAATATCAAAATCCCTTTTCCAAAAAACTTCTAATAAATTTTTAATTAAAATTCTATCTTCTTCTAAATATTTTATTGATTGATTTTCTACTGGTAAATGTCTTATATGACTTTCGTTTCCAATAAAATTAAAATCATTGATTTCAAAATTTCTCCATTGTAAAAAGTCATAATAAGATTGTGAATCGTGTTCATCTTTTTTTCTATCATTAAAATAAACAAACCATTCTAAAAAACTTCGCTCTCTACCACCGATAAAAAATTCTTTCTTTAATTCTTTCTCGAAATCATATACACTTCCGTCTGGTTGGTGTATTATAGGAAATTCTCTATGGCCAATTGCACCCATTCTTCTAAAATTGTATAACGATATTATTCTATCAACGGGGTTTCTTAATATAGTATGATACTCCACATTTCTATTAGGAAAATATTCTTCTATTCCATTATAAACTGCATGACCAAAAACTATCTTAACCTTAGATAAATCTAACGATTCTAAGTAATTCTTAACTCTTAAAGAATCTATTACCAAATCTTTTGGAATCTTTTTAGTGTATAATTCTAAATATTCTTCCTTTTTATATTTAGATTTAATATATTCTCCAACTGAAGTACCACCACATTTTTGTATATGTAAAAGAACTTTTACCAATTTAAAGATTCTCCAGTATACCAAGTCAATAATTGTTTTCTAACACCAACTGTAATTGGCGTAAGTCTATGTAATAATGGTAATGGGAATTGTACCATTTGTCCTACTTTTAATTTTACATCTACTATTTTAAAATTATCTTTTCCAGTATCCATATTAAGTTTCCAACTTGGAAATTGTAAAACTCCACCTTCATACTCATCATTTAAACTTATAGAAACTGCCACTCTCCTTACACCAAAAGCATCATCAAAATGCATTCCAATCTCATCACCCACTTGATACTCTTTAAAAAGTAATGGCCATAATCCACCATCACAAGTTGCATAATTTCCTATGTCCTTATTTTCTATTAGTCTATCATACACCCAATCTTCAGCATTTATTACCCTATCTAAAATATTATCTTCTGGTTGTCTAAGTATTCCGTTTAGCCATGTTTTATTAAATGATGAATTAACATGATAAAATCTATTAACAAAACTTGTATCCATTTCAAGAATTTTATCACATTCCTTTTTGGTAAAGATTGTTTTTACTATATAATTATTCATCCAAATACCTTATTAAAATTAATCCAGGAATCGCAATTAATGTACAGAATATAAAATAATATTCCCAACCTATTGACTCTACTAAAAATCCTGTTTGTGATGTAAATATAGTTCTTGGTATTGCTACAAAACTTGACAACAAAGCATATTGTGTTCCTGTAAACTTTACATTAGTAAGTAGTGCAATGTATGTTATAAATACTGCAGTTCCTAACCCAGAACAAAAACTCTCAAATAATCCTACTGAACAAAGTAGAATTAAATTTGGTTCTACCCAACTCAATATAACATATCCAAAAGTAGATACCATTTGTAATATTCCAAAATAAAATAATCCCTTCATTATATTATTATACCTTACTAACAGAATTCCACCAATAAAACTTCCAAGAAGTGTCATCCAAGTACCTATAAACTTCATATATCCAATTTGAGATTTAGTATATTCTAAATCCAAATAATAAGGTACACTCATAAAGAAAGCCAACATATCGCCAATTTTATACATAAAAATAAATAATAATATAACCAATGCCTTATTTTTACGAAAATAATCTAATAATGGTTCTATAATTGATTCTCGCGTTTTAACTACATAATCATTCTCATCACACATCAACGTAGTAAGAATACCAACACACATAAAACTTGATAAATATAAAAATACAAAATTAAATGTCATGTAATCTGATAAAATAAATCCCAATGAACCAATAACTGACATTGCCACTCTATAACCAATTACATATAAAGAAGATGCTAATGGTAGATGTTTCTCGGATACATTTTCTCGTCTATACGAGTCCACTAATATATCTTGTGTTGCAGAAAAGAATGATAGCATTAAACATAATATTCCCAACGGAATTAATTGAGTGGAAATGTCAATCGAATATATCCCAACCATAGTTAAGATTATCAAGATTTGACTTATCAATAACCAACCTCTTCTTCTACCTAAAAATGGTAATGAGAATCTATCCAAGAATGGTGCCCAAGTAAATTTCAAAGAATAGGGTAATCCAACTAACCCAAGTATACCAATCATGGACAAGTCAATTCCAAAATCTTTCATCCAGGCCTGGAGAATAGAAAGTGTCATCAACAATGGAACTCCCGCTGAAAATCCCATTAGTAAACTTACTATACAATCCTTATTTATATAATCTCTAATCATTTAATATATCGTTATAATTATTTTTTCTATTAAGAATTTCAAATTCTTCACCTTTATAATATTTTACAACACCAGCATTAGAATCAACATACTCATAATGACAACACTTAATCATTTCATCATCATACTCTACTACTCCACCACAAACATCTCCATTTGGTTTCGGCCATCTACAGGACCAAGTATTTTCAAGTATGTTTGTAAACCCATATTTTTTAGATTCTCTAACCATATCCATTCTCCAAGTTTCGAACAATGGAAGATGTAATTTTTTTAAAATTTCCAACTCAGGAATTTTATCCGCTGATACTGTAAAATCTTTTGTTAGATTTTCTTTTAATAATTTTGCTGACGGATTATAACCTACTTCTTCTCCGAGATTCATACCATCTTCAATTGAATATTCAAATATCTTATTCGAGTGTAATGAATACTGTATCATATATAGTATTTGATCCACCAATCTCCACCTATACTGATATTTCTCATGTAAAAATCTTAACTTTTTATAGACTTCTTTATTTATTGGAAATTCTTCCACTAATATTGTAGGTGGAAACAAACTTTCTGTATAAGGGAATTGTTTAATTATCATTTCCCTTAACTTTACCATAACCTTTACTTCCACCTCTCTACTATCTCTACCTAATGGATATGGTGGATAATAACCATCACACGGAAAGTTCAAATAATAAGTTTGTATAGGTTTTTTGTCTACAATTACTGCCCTACAGACCGAATAAGTGGAATCTATACCACCGCACCAAAAAATATTATGTTCTTTTTCCGAATACATTTTTATCTAAAACCTTTTCTCTACTTTCTATTGATCCAGGACACATATTACATATATGTTCTTCCTCTAACCTCATCCATTTTATCATATCTTCTACTGAAATAGGAGCTTCTATTGGTTTATAACTTAAATAAGGTTTCCAATCTGCATCATCCAATAAATCAAATTTACTCAATACACTATTTAAATAAGCTATAGGTGGACATTTCCATAATTTATTTTCATATAATTGTTGTATTGCTATACCACCATTAGCCCATGTACATTGACAAATCGACCAGGCACCCCTCGGATTGTGATCCTTATATGGTTTCATTGTTCTACCATAACCTGTATATTGCTTATGCCATATTTGATCACCCATTGATTGTCCATGATGACCTTTATTATATATTCCACCTCCACCTTCTGTAGTAATCGTATCAATTGAAACATCATACGACCTATAATCCAACCCATCATCTGACCACTGCAATAATTTTTCTCTAATTGGTTTTAATTTTTCTTGATATTTTAATTCATCACTATGATAAGAAACTTTAAATACAATTTTATTATCTATTAAAGTTTCTTTTAAAGTAGGATGATTATCAATAAAAAACCCATTACTTAAAACACATATATTATTCTTTGGTATATACTTTCTACTAATTTTAAGTATTTCTTCTAAATCTTTATGTAAAGTTGGTTCTCCACCTAATAACCGTAATTCCAAACTTAAAGCATTAAAATTATCTGCCCAAGTTTCCATATATTCTGTAAATCTTTCTACACTCAAAAAACCATCTAATTTATAATTAGAATAATGAGAACATCCCGTACAAAATAAATTGCACATATTTGTAAGATGTATACCTATACAATATTCATATTTACCTTTGTATGTGAATGGGGTATCCCTATTATCCTGCACATAAGTTCGTTCCATTATAACCTCTTATTTTTATACTACCAATCCCAAACCGAAGAACTATAAACATTACCTAACTGGTCAAGAATATTTTTTGAATAGTTATACACACTACTACTATAGTCTGAATAATTAAACCTGACACCATTGGTTATATTATGTGAGAGTAAATTCATTTCCTGAGTAAAACAATCACTTCCAGATAACGAACTTGAAATATGTGAAGCTTGAGGCTCATTTAGTGTATACAAATGATTTTCACTCAATACTAATTTATCATCACAAAATAATGATCGTTGATACGGTAAGTCTGATTGTGGCTGTGGGTAGACAAGAACTTGATCAGTAGTTGTGGATACACTACTAATTGTAGCATCACTTAAATTTGAATTTAGATAAACATCTCCATTTTGAACTGTACTAACTTTCTTAATCTCCCAACTACTACCACTTTTTATAGGCATTAATGTATTTCCATGTAAAACCGTACCATCTACATCATAACAATTATCACAATATTTTGGTATTAGTGTATAATTGTTACTACCAGAGACAAAATTGAAACTCCCAGTATAAGATGTATAATATCCTAATCTGGAGTCAACTGTGTTGTATGCATGTGAATTTAAATCTAAACTGTCGATTTTTACAGTTTTTACATCTACTAAATCTAAATTACTACTTGAAATGTGAATTTGAATTGGAGTATTAGTAGAATTGTCTGCTAATTTAATGTTAGTATTTTCACCACATAATCCAAACGAAACTATTTTACTTTTTAATTTTAAATCTTTATTACTATAATCACTAAAACTTTTTCGACTAAAACTACTACATACAAACGGGTTATCCGAATTGATGGATAATGGTAGTACAGTGCCATCTTCCATCAAAGCTACAATATAATGTATCTCATTAAAATATCCCCACTTATCATTATCTGGAGTATAATACTTTTCTATAAATGATGTTGCCATATGTTGTCTATTTCCACTCGGTAATAGTGAATTATCAATCGAAGAACTATAACTACTCGATTCATAAAATGCAATACCTAAATGTTGATCTCGTGTTGAGATTTTCCAAAGATAGTCTGGTATTCCACTTGAATTATGAGACTGTATTTGTTCCGAACCTGTCTCTGCCATTAAACTACCACTACCAATTTGATTTATGAATTCTCGTAAATTATCTTTCTTAATTGCCATATAATCTAATTTACTATTACCAGAAGTGCCGACTCTTAAATCTAAAATATCATCTGTTCCTACTTCAGTCATTCCATATGGATAACTTTTTACATCTATATAAAGTGAAGAAGATATATTATGTATCGCCAAACTGGAAGACACTTTAGATTGTACTTCTTGAGAAATTGATTCAATTGGATTTCCATGAAAATCGTAACCATGCCATGAACCGTAATTATGGTGTAATTTTACTTCTGATATTTCATTGGAATTACAGTAAGTTGCTAATCCATCGAAGCTTAAAAAATTTTCTATTTGATGCATTCCACCCAACAAAACATTAGTATTTATTTCAAGTAATTTTAAGGATCCACTTGATGGTATCCAATCAAAACTACAAATTATGCCTTTCAATGTATTTCTCCTATTATAGTAATAACTTTAAGTCTATTAATAAATATCAAATATATTTAATTAAGTGTTCATTATAAAAATAATTTTCTAACATGGGTAAATATATTAATCCCAACTCTTTCATTTGACTCTTATAATAATTTAATAATTTTAATTTTTCTTTAACCTCTTTCAAACTTAAATCATCACCTTTATTATCAAAACAATATAAATTATTCAAATCGGGAATTTCATTCTTCACACACTCAAAAACTTGCCTATGGTGTGGATGATGATATCCAGTATCACCAACTTCGTTGTGAGTCAACACCATATCCCAATTCACTTCCCTCAATACCTTATTCAATTTCTTTCTAATGCCCACTATATCTAAATCTACTTTCCATTCATCATGAAAATCCCATATCTCATAATCTACTTTTACTCTTTTCATTACCCTTTGAAATTCAGATTTTCTTATCTCATCTTTACCATTTGTTACACAAATCACCTTATCAATATAATTATGTAACAATAACAAACTACCAGCAAAAATTACTTCATCATCAGGATGTGCTACAATTAATAAATTATTGTTCATATGGAAACTCCACATTTGGAACTGATTTATCTAAAAAAGAACACAATTCTTTCCAACCATCACCATTATCACATATATTCATATCTAAATAATCTATATTTTTTTTATTTAAAAATCTTACATTACTGTCATGTTTAAATTGAGCCCGACCTTTAACCCACTCTTTTTGATATTCTGGGTAATTTCTAAATACTTCTTCATCACCAACACCTAACCAATTCCAATTATCAAAATATCCTTGTCGTATTCTTTTAATTTTATCCCGCAAAACACTATCTACATAACCATCTAAATTTTTTGTTAAACTGATATATTTTGAGTCTGGATATTCATCTACAATATGACTAAAAACCGTAGGTTCATAAATAGGATAGTCTATATAACAATCATACATATCCATACCACTTAATATATCTCTTTGCATATGTAAATTATTTCCAATTTTATCTAAAAACCCTATAAAATCATCGGATTCACCCGTGTGTAATACATTATATCCTAAAATTTCTAAAGCCTTAGCTAAACTCTTAGTACCTGTTTTATTATATCCCAATACAAATATTTTACTCAAGAAATTCTCCACTCGTCATCCAATCAAACCCTATATATCCCATTTTTTTATGTATTGTTATTGCCCTACGATTCCATCCATCTACATATGCTAAATCATATTCAATATTTTTATTAATTAGGTAGTTTGTAATATATGTAAAGAAACTTTCAATTAACTTACCATGTTTTCTACTTGTTCTGTATTCAGGAAGGCATCCCCAATATCCACCATACGAATAATTTTTTGGTAACCTCATATTAATATCCCACTTATGATCATAAAATGTAAACTCATCAAAAAACCACCAATTCCATTGTATCAATTTTCCATTATGAAACATAGCACATAAATTATGACCATTCTTTATTCTTTCTTTTGCTAAATCATAATCCCATAACCAAGTTTTAGTTGATATTTCATTTACATATTCCGAATTAATTAGTTTCCATTCCTTTACCCCGTTAGTAATTTCATCTCTTCTATTTTCTAACGCTTCAAGTGTATCAATATCTTCATAAACCACTCCTCCAATATCTGGTGTGTGTATTTTATATTCGTGTATAGATTTTCTACTAAACCAATAAGTTTCCTTATCATCATAAATCCAACCAGGTCCGTCAATTACATTCATTCTACTATGTGGTAAAATCCCAATAGGTTCTACAAAGGATGTATCAAAATTCATATTTAATTTTTGTTTAATACATAAATCAACAAATCTCTCTAATCCCCAACCGAAACAGGCCGTATATTGTGCACCATCTATATTAAACTTTTCTACAAATTTCTTTCCATGTAAATTAAAAGAACCAAGTGCAATAGTTCTACTTTCATTTGGAACTTCGGCCCGTATTTCTATCTTAGAGCCTGAATTTAATTGAACCTTTCCTTTTAATTCTGATTTATCACCGAAGAATGGATCTGATGCTATCTCAAAATAATAATCCAACCCAAGTTGACTTAACATTTGTTCAGTATAAATCATTGCCCTATTGAGACTCTCTTCACAATATTCTTTCGTTCCTACGAAAACAATCTCTGATATCGTAAAGTTAAACATTCGTTCTAATGTTTCACCCTCTTCTTCGATTCGTGTACACTTACCAGTCATCATATAAGATTTATTTTCAGGATGGTGAGTATCACTTAACATACTATAACAATGATAACATACCGTAGGTGAACACATTCCCTTTTCATGACCATCTAAATCGTGGATTAAACTTGCTTGATTAGAAAAGGAATCTAAATAACCTGTCTTTTTTGCGTTATCAATTGATAAATGTGAAGGTGTCCAAATTCTTTCCGAATTAAACAACTCTCCCATTTTATAAGTTAATTTTTCTAATTCATCTAAATAACGAACTATCTTTCCCTGTAAGACAAATAATCCATCACCTATTTTATTAATCATCAAGTGATATTCCTGTACCAGCCAACATTGTCTTTGGAACTTTTCCACAATTTCCACAACTATAAACATCTATCGGAACTAATGCTTCTTTTCCTGTTGGTGATACAATTGCTGATAATCTTTTTATTATCGTGGATTGTATAAACAACACATTATTACATTCAGGATCATCACATCTTACGGTATCTGCTTTCGATAAATCTACCTGTTGTTGTGGTTGCTGTGGTTGCTGGAACTGCCTTTGTGGTTTTGTACTCATTGTAACTCCTTTATACGTTTGTATGTATTTCTAAATTTTTATATTTTTCTCGTAAAGATTTTACATTTTTAAGTTCATTTATAAAATCTTTATACTTTGGATGATTTTTATTATTTATATTCTTTATTTTCCAAACATCATCGGTAAATGTTCCCCAATTATTTATATGAATAAAGTTCACTTCAGTTCTCATATTATTTAATTTTTGAAAATAATTTGACATTGTTATGAAACCTACCATTTCTTTATAATTATTATCTTGTACTACAAAAGTCATTCGTACAAAATCTAAATTTGGTATTTCTGTAAATATAAAATGTAAATTCTTTTGTAATGTTTTCCAATTACCACCAACTCTAATTTTATTATAAGTTTCTTCAGTACACGCATCAATACTAATTTCAGCAGTTATTCGTGGAATATCATGTAAATTACTTAAACTATTCCACATCTTCTTAGTCCATCCATTAGCATTTGTATGTAAATGTAAATTTTGTGTATTGGGATATTTTTCCATATTAATAGACTTTAAAAGATTTCTCCAAAATTCTCCACCAAATCCATCACCACTCGCAGTAACATACAATTCGTGTGCATCATCCATAGAATCACACAAGATAACCTTTTGTATCTTCTCTGAATTCTCTCTTTCTTTACCAGTTGTCTGTATATAATCTAACCTACAACTTGGACATTTCAAATTACAACTCCTATCATGTGAAAATATAACACATTCTGGACCCCATGGCAATTTAACTATCTTTTCAGATATAATCTTCTTCCACTTCTCTTCGCCATTTGGATTTATTTCTTTTGCATTCCATAACTTATGAAAAGTACTCTCATCATAAATCGGAAAGTAACCATTATCATAAATGGTTTCATCTACATCCTCATTATACCACCTATTTAAAAATCCACATTCGGTTGAATCACAATATTTAAAATCACCATCGTGCATAGATTGTCTAAGTTTTTGAGCAACTTCCCCGTTCCAAATATCATCCCACTTATCTTCTAATGCATTACCAGAAGGGCCACAGGTTATCCAAGCATTAACCCATCGTTTTTCCTCTTCACTCCATCCACCTGAAACACATTGCCATACTTTTCCATCATGAAAGAATTCTGCATTTCTGAATGGAGCTACACAAAATCCCTTTCTCACTTTACAATTCCAATTATCTCCACAAACATAGCCATAACATTAATTTCTTTATCCACAACTACTGCATCACTTTGTTGATATTGACTTAATGCTAAAATACACTCTGCAACATGGCCTTTACCCCAATCATCTACGGTATCAAATAGTAACCTAAATAAATCACTAAAGTCTGTTACTTTTGAATCTGCTAATACTTGTCTAATGTTTTTAAACGAATTCTTTTTATCTTGTGTTTTTAAAATATCTAATACTTTTAACTTATAGTCATTTTGTATTGCCATCCCCTCATCAATAACAAGTTTACCATTTATTACTTGTCTTTGAGTAGAATTTATTACTCTTCTAAGGTCTGGAAATCCACCATTAACTATAGTTACAATATCATCTACTGTTGCACCCACCTTTTCATTCTGTAAAATATTTGAAACATGAAGTGCAACTTCTTTTCTATCTGGTGGAATAATCTGAAAAGATTGACAACGACTTTGTATCGGATCTATAATTCTCTCTACAAAATTACACGTTAAGATGAACCTACAATGTCTACTGAATGTTTCCATTAAATTACGAAGTGCCGCTTGAGCATTAGGTGTGATATAATCACACTCATCTAAAATGATAATCTTCATCTCAGCAAATCCAAGTGTTGAGGCAAAGTTCTTTACTTTATCTCTAACTACCTCTACACTATTCTCATCTGATGCATTAATATACAAATAATCACAATCTATATTATTAACGAGTAATTTTGCGAGAGTGGTCTTGCCCGTGCCGGCTCTTCCGTACAGTAAAAGATGTGGCAAGTCTCCACTCTCCAGATAAACCTTAACCTTACTCTTTAGATGTTCATTTCCAATGTAAGTGTCAAGGTTTGAAGGCCGATACTTTTCAGTCCATAAACTATTTTTAATTTCTTCCATTATAACTTTTTCCATATCCAAATTGGTTCACAAAATCTTTTATCTTTAGTATCTTCTGCCCGTTGGATTGTTTCTTTATGAAATCTCTCATCACTTGCCTTTGCCATCCCTGCTCCACCACTATTTGGTCGTTTAGCCATTTCCATACCAATACAACCTTGATATTCTGAATCACTAAATGTTGATAAGAAGTCATTCATAGGATTACAAATCTCTACCATATTTCTTTGTGATCCAGTTCTAGCAAATACATCAGCAATATTCACTAATAAATATCCACCACTCTTAATAGAAACCCATAAATTTTCAATAGTTTTCTGTAAAAAGTTTTTATTCCAATCATCTATTTCTTTATATCGCACCCAACTTTGAGTGTCTTCATAACTATATCGCTCTACTGAAAAATATGGTGGCGATGTAAATACGGTATCAAACATATTTTCATACTCTTTAAAGTCCACATCCTCTGCGGGGGATTCAATAAATTCACAATCCTTATCGACTTCAAAAAACATATTTCTATGTTTTTCATAGAACTCTTTTTGTTCTCTGTAGATAGGATGGTTTTCTTTTCGTGGGTCTATTCCAAGATAATACTTACCACTTTCACTACCATAGAATCCTGCTAATCTATCTCCCCAACCTGCACTAAAATCAAGTATATTTTGACTACCTAACTTATCGTATAGTACTTTTGCCACATTTGGTTTAAATTGAGAACAAATATACTTTCTCAAACTTATCATAACTCTAAGAGCACCCTTATTTATTTTGGGAAGTTTTAAAGTATATGCGGCACCCATCAATGTAGTCATAAACTTATAACTATCCCAAGTTCTAATTGGTCCTGGTGCGATTGTTCCATCCACACTCCATCGATTTTCTTGTTGAAAGTAATTACTTGAAGCGTTACCTGTATTGATTCTTCTGAAGTATTGTTGTTTACCTTCGAATGTTAAATCATAACGATACTTTGTACCCTCTCGTGCAAACCACTCACCATCTACCAATAAATCATTATGTCTCATACCTTTAAGTTTCTGTAACTCTTTGTATGCTCCATTTTCTGAAATGTTCATGTATGGTGGTGGATATGTCATTGCAACTTTTGCAAGACTTTCTCGTACATCTTGTTTTTCAAATGTTTCTTTAATATAACTCCATTCTCCCTCTTCAATAGAGAGATATGGTTTCATATTTAAAAATTTATCGAAATATTCTAAGTACATTAGCTAACTTGTTGTGTTGCTACTAAATAATATTCTGATTTATATTGATCCACATCAAAGTTTATTTTACTCAAACCTGATTTACTAATCTTTAGAGTAGCACCTGTGCACTCTTTATTTGCACTCAATATATTTGAAAACATATTAGCATTAAATGAGATTGGTTCAAGTTCTTTATATTCTTCAACTTCAACTGGAATTGTAATACGATTACTTGCAACATTACTATAACCTATAACAACACTAACCTTTCCATCTTTAGTTATTATTGTAAATGATTCACTATCTGTAAGAGCACCCTTACCCATAATGAATGTATTTATAAAGTAAGAATTTACTTTAATATCTAAATCAAATTCACTTGGTAAGTTTTTCAACGCTGGTGGTGTTGGTATTACACTTAAATCACTTAACATATACTTTGAAGTAGTATTATATTTAGTGTCTTTCATGTCAATACTAATAAACTTATCACCTGCAGATGTTAATTTAAACTCAACATCATCACTCAAAACTGATAATAATGCTAAAAGTTGTGGTGTATTATAGACACCTAATTCTGATGCATCTACTCCATCAAATTTATCTACTACTACCGAACCTACTACTGATTTATCACCTGAGATAAACCTTGTTGATAGTTTTTTTCCATCACTAACCCACTTAACCGATTTTATTTCTCCGCCAAGTGCATATTTGTTAATATACCTAATTAGTTGTGTTTTATTCATAACCTTATTGTCCTTTGTTAATAGTTATTACTTATTTCTTCCTGTATATATACATATATACCAGAACTTCCAAAATCAAAAAAATCTTTCAATACTCTGTTGTTTATCCACTACGGCTTCCCAACCCATGCTTTCATAGAACATACCAAGTTTTTTAGACATTGCCTGCTCGAACATTCTACTACTATCTATCTTATTTTTGATTAAATCTAAAATTTCTTTTGGGTCTTCATACCCTTTATAAGCTATGGTATCAAATCCAAACTCATTATCTTTTAAATAAACCCACCGTATCTTTGTTCCGTTGGATATCTTTTCATATTTTCTACCCTCATACCAATAATCCAATAATGAATTATAATTTATAGCCGATTTCACATGAACTGGTGCACCTTTCTTGTATTTAGCAAATGATGTTTCTTCATCTTTAGAAATATACTTACCAATACCCTTTACACCGATAGGATTTGCCAGTACATCATAAGATAGATTGTGCATATTTCTTTTGAATATTGATATTCTCTCATCAATTTTTTCTTTTGGTACTTTTGCCAATATATCTTCTAAAACTTTACTTAATAAGTCTTTCATAGCAATAGCAAAGTTACTACGAACCGTATCCAATCCTTTAACTTGTATCTTATTTACTTTTCTACCAGCATCATTAATAATATGTAAACCATATCGTTTTTTCACAATAAACAATGCTGTTTTAGCAATAACTTCTTGTTTGATATCAAACTCATGTTTATCAACATTAAGAAACTTCTTAGAAAAGAAATCATAACTTTGATTCAAATAGTCTTGAACTTCTTGACAAATTTCCATAATTCGTTGTGTCATCATTGTTTCAGATAGTTTCTCATTTGGAAATCTATGTTCAATCAATGGTACTGCGGATGCGAAAATAGAATCTGTATCAATATAGATAACATAATCCTTATCTGTACCTAACTCTTTATTATAAAAGTGATTGGTAATCTTCTTACTGAACTTAATCAAGGATTGACCTGTTAGTGTGGTTGCTTCAGCATTATCAATATCATAAAATCTAAATACTGGTAAACCCAATACACCATATAAAGAGTTTAATAGAATCTTCTGTAGATATTGTCGTCTATCAAAGTATTCTTGTTTTTTAGTATCACCTTGTTCATGAAACTTCTTTACAAGTTTTCTCATCTCTACTCGTTCATTAAACCACTTTGTTAATAGTGCTGGAATCAACCCCTGTCTATCGGTACGATACATTATACCATTACTTGATATACTTATTTTTTGACTTTCTAAATAATCTTTTAATTCTACTTCAGATAATTTACCAATACTCTTCCCATTCCTATTGTTAACTTGATATGTTTGTTTATGAGTTGTTTTTACATATTCATTTGCATTCCAATTTTCAACCTTACCAATCTTGGTTTCGGGTGAAATGTTTAAACTACGAATAACACTTGGATACATTGATGTAATATCTAAATCAAATACCCACTCATGTCTTCCTCGTTGTGGTGATTGTACATAAGCACCTGCAAATTTATCTTCAATCTTTTTAGGTCTTGGTGGTTTATTAGGTGCCACCACACCAATCTTTTTTAAATAAACTAATATAGCTCCTTCAAGATATCTTGAACTCATAAACACATCTTCATATGGTACATGCCCAATGTGAGCTATACCACGAGCAATATCAATAAAATCTAACTTATCATCTAATTCCACGAGTATTTGAACATCTCGAATATTATAATTTACAAACTTCTGTAAATCTTTCTCATACAAATCATTAAGTGTTCCCTCATACTCAATCTTTTTCATCCCAACTTCGACTTCACCAATATAATCTAAACGATAACTTGATTGTTGGATTGGTGAGAACTTTCTATATAAATGTAAATAGTCCATTTGATTAACACCAGCAATAGTATATTTTTTCTTGTATTCACTATAATAAATTTGTCCAATTGGTGATAACATACTTGCTACATCTTTACCCAATACTCTTACTGAACGATTATATAAATAAGGAATATCAAAACTATCACTATTCCACCCACTTAATATTGTTGGTTGTATTTCCGAATATTTTCTATAAAATGAAGTTAACATTTCATACTCTGTAATATAAAACTCAACTATCTGATTATCTTTTGTATAATTCTGAATTTGTTTTTTCTCATCCAATACATACGCAAAATATGTATTAGTTATCTCGTCATATAATGAAATTGAAGTTATTTTATTTGGGGCTTTCATTGGATCAGGAAATCCCTCTGTAACCTCTACCTCTATATCAAAAAATATTTTTCTATTTCCAATGGATGGTTCATCTGAATCCATATATTGGTCAACTAAAAATCTTGTAGTTTGTGGTACATCACTTTCGTGTAAGCCAGGAGTGTTATCTTCCCAATGGAAAATCTTTTTAACTTTATCACCATCAAGAGTATAATGTTGGCCTGTTGAATTTTTTATATAAGCGTATTTTTTATATGGGATTATGAGATATCCCTTTTTATCATCCCACAGATGAATTTTCTGCTTTCTCATTTCAAAATATATCGATTGATACAACTATGTAATTCTCCTATTTAATGTGTCTAAATATAACAACAAAACCCTATACGAGTCAAGCTTTTTTTAAGTATAGGGGGATAATATTGAACTATCCCCCCAAACTCTACTTTTTAGAAATTAACACTTAACCCTAAGTTAAAGTATCTTGGTGTACCAAGAAATACTTCAGCATTATGTGCTGCGTGAGTTTTATCTCCATAGCTATTGTACTGACTATGATCTACTGCATCTTGAACATATGTTTCGTCTAATGCGTTAAACACATGAGCAAATAAAGATATGTCATATCCACTAACTGGTAGTAAATATGAAGCATGTAAGTCCACCTTTGAATAAGATGGTGCTTCCCATACTTGTTCTCTATCTGCATCTTCATCTGAACCATCATATTCACGAGAATCAGGACTCCAATCACTATAGTTCTTATCATAAGAATTCCATAGTGCTGAAAGTACTAATCCCTTTACAGGAAAAATGGTTGCACCAAGTGCATATGATGTTTGTGGCATATCACCAACATACAATCCGTTAAGAGCATATTGATAATCTGTAGTGGTTAAACCAGTTACATTACCTTGTTCATCATATTCATTTGATTGATACTTTCCATTAGCATCACCATCAAACTTCCAAGTACCAAGACTTACAGCTGCTGTTATACTAACCATTTTATGTAGTTGTGTAGAAGCTTCAATCTCAAGTCCTTGATGTTTTTGATTAATACCTGTTAAGAAAATGACATCAGTATCACCTGAATCACCTTGACCTGTAGTTACTGATTTAGTAAGGTTTCTATCTTTCCAATCTGTATTGTATACATTTGCCTTGACAGCGAATCTATCAGATTTGAAATTAACACCAGCTTCTGAACTGATGAAAGTTTCATTATTTGGATCAGAAGCAACCGTACCATCATAGTAAATTACATTGTCCATGATTGGTGGTTTCTGAACATATCCAATATTACCAAAAAGGCTAACATTATCGTCTATGTCGTACATTGCTCCACCTTTGAACTGAGCAGTATAAATAGCATCAGCTTTTATTACTTCATCAGCAACTGAAAAGTGGTCTTGGTAAGAATACTTAATACTTGATAATCCACCCATACCATATAGATTTAAATTATCTTTTGTATAATTACCTTGTACAAATCCACCCAACCAATCAACGGTAGTTTCATTGTGATAGGCGATTATATCACCTAACTCAACTCTTTTACCATCTGGTGAGTTTTTATCAGCATAATCCATGTAATAATCACCACCGAGTAAATCACGAACTTCTCGTGCGTGTTCTATACCTGCGGTTCTCCAATCAATACCTACTTGTACTTTAAACTCATCACTAATATCGTAATTAAGTTTAGAAATTACACCGTAAGTATCTTGACGATTGATACTATTACGAAGAATACCAACTGATTGGTTATTACCTTCGCCATGTGTTCGTGTAAGAGCTGACTTATCTACATATACTGTATCAGAATTACCTGAGTTATATGCTATAAGACTATTCCAATCACGAGTCCAGGGACCACGACCATAATAAAATTTATAGTCATCATCGCCAAGATTACCATCAGCATCAAATGTAGGAATCTTACCATAAGTTCCTGTTCCACCACCTGAACCACCAGACCAATAAAAGACTGAACTTAAACTTGTCTTATCATCTATTGTCCAAAAATGATTTAGATTTACTAATGGTTTGTGAAAGTAGTTTTCTCTTTCGTTTAGATAATCACTTGCGTGTCTATCTTGTAGTCCACTATCAAAAAGTCCACCTACTCCATACATATACCAGTATTGTTTACCTTTATATGATGGGTCAACTGGTGACCAGTTTTGATTAAATAACCTACCGACATCCTTGAACTTACCATCATCTTGTGGAACTCCTTCTACCTCTGTTGGGAGTGCTTCAGTATCATATCCATCTATACTCGCAGCAAAATCAGCGTCATAAGCACCGATATTCTGTTTGTATAGATTCTGTCCATGTCTCTGTGGAGCACCGATTGCATATAATTCCAATCGATGGTCAGCATTTACTTGATAACTTGAACCAAAATAATAAGCCCAAGCATCTGTCCATGTTTTGTCAATGATACCATTACCTGTTTTACGAACTACAGTTCCACTTAAAGCGAATTTATCACTAATAAGTCCTGAATTGTAATTCAAAGTAGTTTTCAATAAACCACCTGCACCACTTTCCTGTTTAAACTTACCACCTTTTGAAGCGGCAGCAGGATTTGTGATTATGTTCATCGTTCCCCCTATCGATGGGGCAGCTAAATTAACGGCACTTAATCCACGCTGCATCTGAATAGATTGAGCTGCATCTGCAACTCCATCCCAATTAGACCAATAGACCCAACCGTTTTCCATATCGTTTTGTGGAACTCCGTTTATCATTACTGCGATGTTTCGTTGGTTAAAACCACGAATGTTGATGCGAGCATCTCCCGCACCACCACCTTGTTGTGTTGCATATACACTTGGGGTCTGGTTAAGAGCCATTGGAAGGTCTTGTGAACCAAGACGAAATTCCAATTCTTCTTTACTAACCGTAGTGTAAGCAACAGGTGTTTTTTCATCTGCTCTTGAAGCCAAAACCTCAAGTGCTGACATAGTTAAAACATCTTCTTCTAAATTGAAGTTGAGTGTTCCAACTATATCACCCACTATAACATCAGATGTTACAGGTGAGTATCCAATGAATGAAGCAGTTAATGTAAATGTCCCTTCAGCTCCGACATCAATAGTGTATTTACCAGATTCATCTGTTACACCACCTCTATCAGTTCCTTCGACAGCTACATTTGCCCCAATCAATGGTTCATTACCACTATTGACTACACCGACAATAGATTGTGCAAACAATCCTGTCATCATCATTAGTGATATTATTAGATTATTTTTTCTCATTTATAATCTCCTCTGTTTGTTTGTTTAAGACGCATTTTTTAGTAGGTGCGTCAACTGCCTATTTGGGTATGTGAAATCTTAGTTTGCATAATCTTGATCATCATTATCACCACTCATTGGTGGTATCTCACATGAATCATTATTACAAAATTTATCTACTTCGGCCTCTTCATTTTTAATTACACCAAATGAAAGAGTTTTTAATTTTTTTAATTGTTTATTATAAGTTTTCTCATCAATCGCTTCATAAGGCATTTGTTTATAAGCTCCTAATGGATGTCTTGGTAATAATGATATACCTTTTAATCTATATTGAAAATAATTTAAAACGTGTGGGAGTTCATCTGCTTCTGTTTCAGGATTGAATGTTGCTGTACAACTAACTTGGTTGTCTGCCCAATGCCGTTGTAGAAAAGCTGCTAAACTGAATTGTTCCCAAATGGATAATTCGGCCGCAGTTCTAATACCCTCACCGACATCTACGGGCACCTCTACAACTAATGTTGTATTTTCTGAACCATATGCTGGTTCTATTTTATAACCTGCTTTTGTTAATGGTTCTATCAATTCTGATTGTTTTGATATTCTAACCCTTCTAATATAAAATCTTGACTCTGGATAATGTAATCCTGGTGTTGCTCCTGCTAATAATGATACAGTTCCGCTTGGTTTTACACTTGTGGTCTTGATTGACTTTGGAACTGCAAACCAATCAGAATATTCTTTATCCCATTCTTGTATTGTATCGTATCCCTCTTCTAACCAATGTCGTAAAGTATCTAATCCATTATTAGTAATGAATTGTGCAACTCCACTAACACTACACCCAATTCTACGATTTCTTAACATCACTCTGTTAGTATCACTCCAATGAGTTCTACCAAGTGTTACAGTTTTGGCGTACAAATATGCATATTTTAATGTTCTTTTATAGTCCTCTAATGAATCATGATTGTCTGGAAATGTTTCCACTAAACAACATAACTCATATGATTCAAGTGATTGTTCTAAACAAGGATTACCACCCATTACTCTATGGTCTTTATCATCTCCACCATTTTTCATTCTTGAGTAATGTCTCATATTATCCAACCACGCTAAACCAGGTTCTCCATTATCCACAATCCTCTTACATATATCAGTATAATCCATACCAAGTTCTGCAAATACTGAATTGTTTGAAGTCCAACCAAATTGATCTCTATCTGGATTAACTTTATAATTCTTTAAATTTAAATATTCTTCATCATGTGGATCACCAAACACAATCTCTGCAGTTCGTCTTACGTTCCCTGCTACGACACATTTACCAATAAGGTTCATTATATCAACAATAGTAGTTACTGTAATTGGTTCTCCACTATTCGTTTCTAATACTTTTCTGATATCTTCGTGGACTTCTTCTAATGGGTCTGGACCACTTGATACACCACCAAAGCCTTTGATTGGTGCACCTTCAGGTCTGATTATTGTATAATCAAATTCTACTGGTTGTGAACCATGAAAATAACTTTCTAACAATAACCTTAACGAATCTACCCAACCTTCTCGTGTATCTGGAATCTGAAATATTGTTGAATCCCTATCTTTATCTATACCCTTAACAACTATTTCACCAGCACCTTTTACATCAAACCCCACACCAACACCTAACATACTTGCATCCATAAGGAAACAAAATGGTTTTGAATAATCTTCTTTAATTGTTTTTGTAGACACGAAAGCACAGTTATTTAGTGCTGCATACAATTTCTTTTCTTCTGTGATTGCTGTTCCCATAGCCCATAAACCACGACCTGGTGGTAAGAATTTCATGTTGAATATTCTATCATACATATCTTGTGCGGACTTTTGTGCTTGCCAAGGATTCCAACCTAACTGATGAGAATCTATCCATGTCATTTGCATAGAATAAGTTCCCTCTACAACTCTTTTGACGGTTTCCCACCATCTCTCATTTTTTCCATCTTCTTTAATACGAGAATAGGTTCTCATATAAACTAACTCACCTAAACCATTAAAACCAAAAGGAGGTTTCTTTCTTTTATACTTATTAATAAAATTTTCCGATAACTTAAATTTTTCCACTACAACTCCTATTTTTGCATGTTAACAACTGTTTTCTACTTCCTAATATACCTATAATATATATAATATTTTAAACACTATATTTACATTTTTTTAGAAGTTTAAAAAACTTTTTCTTTGAAGTTTTAAAAAAGGAACACTTGGTGTGTACTTTTTATTCAAATCCTTCTCCGTCAAAGTCTTTCTTCTTCTGTGCTAATGTCTTACGAAGGTATTCATCAGCATTATTCATCTTTCCTTGTACTTCTTTACCACCTTGTGTGTTAGTTTCATAGATTTGTATGTAACCTGTATTCGTATTGATTGTTGCTGGAAATGTAATTCCATCTGGACCAAATCTATTTTTAATCACATGGAATCTACCTGTGTTTGCTATTTTATCCTCTACTTTTCTACTCATACTCATAACAAAATCTGCAGTCATAACCTTAGAGTAATCTTCTGATACTTTACTTGCATCTATCACATCCTCATCTAATGCAGAACGATTTGCTTGTGAAGCTGTCCATATCGGTATATCAAACTCACCTGCCATACCTCTTAACTCTTCATATACATGCCCAATTTGGTGTCTTTTTTCTGTAAAGTTAGATGTTGATTTCATAATATCTGCATAATCCACAATAACCAAATCTGGTTTTATTCCTTGTAATTCACATTGTTGTAAATGTGCGAATATTGTAGTTACACTTGCCGTTCTCGTTGGATAATATTTGATAATCAAATTACCCTTTAATTTGTCAATTGCTCTCTGTACATCATCCTTGTAGTACTGAAGATTTCCTGTTGGTTGTCCACTCACAATACAATCATATCGTAACCCAACATAAGCCGCATTTAACTCCAATGTATAATGAACTACCGTTAATCCCTTTTTCATAGCATGTGTACCGATTGCCTGGAGTGTCCATGATTTACCAATCCCAGCTGGAGCAACTATAACACCAAGTTCTCCACCTGCAAGTCCACCATCCATTAAATCATTAACACTATCCCAACCCGTAGGTTGAGTATTTCGTGCTTGTTTTGTCATTCGTTCTTCAAAACTTGTTATATACTCATGCCCGATATCTCGTTCCATACCAGCAGTCATTGCTTTATCAATTATACCTTTAATTTCATCATATCGATGAGATTCTAATAATTCAACTGATTGCATAATCGCACCCTTAACAACTTGATTCTTACAAAACTCTAATGTTTTTTCCTTTACAAATTCTAAATCTGGGTCTTCTCTATGACTCCAAGCCCCTCTTAAACTATCTACAATTGCACCTTTTAATACATCATTTTCTACATCATCAACCATTATTTTTATTGCTTCCATCGTTGGTTGTGTTTTATATTTAACAAAATAATCTTTAATTGATTTGATTAAAAACTTATTTGAATCTGTATCGAAATAACTTATTTCAAGTATATCAATAATCTGTTTTACAAATTTAACATCTGTTAATAAACTTGAAAGTATTTTACTTTGAAAAGAAGTTCCATATTTTATTAATGATTCACTCATGGTGTTGCCCACCCATCATCTCCATATGGATTTGGAACATTACTCTCAATATGTTTTTCCTTTTTGAATACAAAGATAGGTTCATACTTTGTACCTGAACCATCACCAGCTCGGGCCATGGTAGATAAATTTAATCTAAGTGTGTTGATATGACTATAACCTATTTTTTCTGCTATTTCTAAAGTACCGTTTTCAATATTTTTCCCACTCGAAGTGTTCGCTATATTCAATAATAAGTATCCATTTACTTTCGTAGAATCAAAAGTATTTTGTAAAGTTTGAAATAAAAATCCATTTATCCATTCTTGTTCTGTTGGAAATTTAATATAACTTTGAGTTGGTTCATCTGCATACTTTTCAGTATTAAAATATGGTGGTGAAGTGAAACATAAATCCACTTTTTCCTTTGGTCTAAATACTTCACTGCCAAGACAATGTAATTCTACTTCCTTACCAAGATAACTAAACTCATCTTTAATCTTATTCAATCCCTCAAATGTTTTTGTTGAAGGTTCTGTACCAATATACTTTTTAATTCTTTTAGATGAAAGTGCGCCTAACAATCTTCCACCCCAACCACAACTCATATCCCAAGTTACACCATCTCCACCATAAGTTTCATAAATATATTTTGCAGCAGTAGGACGAAAGTTAGATACAGTTTGTGTTCCACCATATATCTTTATGTTCTGTCTGAATCTATTCCCTGTCCAATGTGGTTTATCACTATGATTGTAATGCCATTTAATTGTCTTCTTTATAACCTCTTTCAACTTGTCATCATTGTGGAAATTTTCCATTGGTGTGGTTTTTGCATTACCACAAGGAACTTCCCAAAATTGTGGAAAATAACTCCAAGCCAATCTCAACCCATTCATAGTTTGAGTTATCTCATCACCTTCAAGAATTTGTTCGTGTTTAAAATTCTGTAATTTTCTTATCTGTTCGTGTTTCTCTTCTTCACGAATTGTGTAATGTGGGAATCCATTCTTTCTATAATACTTAAAGATAATATCAACTGCATCTTCTATTTCAAGTTTCTCTAAACTACTACATACCTTATGATAATCTAAAGATAACTTATCTTCATCAAGAAATTTACTCAATACATTATAGTCTACAGAACTCACCCCAAGTTCTCATACATATCATGTACCTTTTTATCATAAAATTCTTTTCTTTTCGTTTCACGATATCGTGCACGAGCTTTGGATTTTATCTTATCAGCATTTCGTATATAATGTTCCATTTGCCATCTTTTTTGGGCTTCTTGTTTTTCTTTTTTTGTTTTATATTTAATTTTTCTACCCATGTGATTTCTCCGCCATGAAGTTTAATCTATTAAATGTTGTTGTTATCCAACTATTTAAATTAGGTAGTGCTGTGTATAACTTATCTTCCAAAAACATTTTTTGAAATTTATGTTTAATAATTCTTTGGATTGGTTGTTCTAATTGATTCTTAACTCTTAACTTTGAACTACCAGACATAATACCATCTGTTAAATCCATAAGTTTTTTATTTAAATGTAATTGTTCTTCTGAATCACTTATTATTTCACATACTTTATATTTGTCTTTATTTACTTGAGAACTCTTCAATATATCTTCTATTGTAATTTCATGTGGTGATTCAAGAAATGGAAACACTTTCAATAATGTTTTTAATCCTGCCCCTTTTATTCCTGGTATACCATCTGATTTATCACCATCCAATATTCTATACAATAAAAAGTTTTTAGAATTGACTCCATATTCATTTAAGATTCTCTCTTCATCATACATTAATTTTTTTGTAGGTGAATAGACTTTGATATTTTCATCAACTAATTGTAGAAAATCTTTATCAGTTGACATTATAGTAGATTTTGAATCTTTGAATAAATGTTTAGCACAATATCCAATCACATCATCTGCTTCTATGTTTTCTATAGTGGTAATGGTTAAAGGTAAACACTCAAGATATTCAATTACTCTATTTAATTGAGCAATCATCATCTTGTGTTCATCTCCACGAGTAAGAGAAACTCCAGTAGTTCTATTTAAACGGATTGACATTTTCCTACCCATTTTATACTCTGGAAATATTTTCCTACGGCGGCTAGACCCGCCCTTACCATCAAATACTATGATGACACGGGTGGGTCTTACCATATTAATAGTATAACCAATTGACCTTAAAAAACCAACTATTCCACCAATGTGGATCCCGTCCTCATTAGTAGTCGGTATAGCGGAAAAAACTCTAATAAAAGTGTTTAATCCATCAATCAATAAAACCGAGTCATTTGGTTCACCACTATCAACCTTTCCGCCAGATTTTTTTATCTCTTCAAGTATAGATAAGTGTTTCTGATTAATCACCGATGACCTCATCTGTGAATTCTACATCATCAATACCAAGTTTTTCTTGATATTTTAATATAACCTTATCACAAATGATTTGATACACATATTCTTTTATTTCATCGTTACTCGTAATTAACTCTTCCCAATCTTTAGATAAGAATTTATGTTCTTTACCTTTTGCATCTGTGAGAGTGTACCATGCACCACCTGATTTAACTAACTTATGTTCTTTAAGTACAGTTAACCATGCACCATAATTATCTATTCCTCTATCGAAGTACATATCATAATCGGCATGTCTTAATGGTGGCCCTAATCTATTCTTGACAATCTGAGCTCTACACTTCATTCCCAATACATTTTTATCTGTATCTTTGATTTGCCCCATATTCTTTAAACGAATACGAGTTGAAGCGTGAAATGGTAATGCTTTTCCACCACTTGTAGTCCACGGGTCTCCGAACATTACTCCGAGTTTTTGTCTTAATTGGTTGGTAAATATTAAAGCAATTTTCTCTCTACCAATCATTTGGGTAATCTTCCTCATAGCCTTCGAGATGATAATTGCTTTGGCTGTTGCCCAACCATCTTTATTAAAGTCCGCTTCCAACTCTACTTTCGTAGTAGCTCCTGCAAGTGAATCAACCATAATTGTTACCAATCTATTTTTATCTGATTCACGAACTTTTGTTACGATTTCTTCAATCGCTTCAAAGATATCTTCTACGGTTTCTAAATGTAAATATAACATCTTACTCATATCAACACCTATTACTTCCAAAAACTCTTGTGAAACTGAAGTCTCTGTATCTATATAGACAGCGATTCCATCTTTCTTTTGAGTTTCTGATAATATGTGGGCACCAAGTAGAGATTTTCCACTTGATTCTAATCCATTGATTTCTGTAATTCTACCAACTGCAATTCCACCATCTGGTCTATTTGATATAGCCAAATCTAACATGGAACTACCAGTAGAAATAAAATCTTTGATATCGGTAGGTGTTGTATCCGTACCATCAAGAAAGTATGCTACTTTAGTATCTTTGAATTTTTTATTTAGTGAGTCGGCTAATGTTCTAGCCAACACATCATGTACTGATGACATTTATTTCTCCTATCAATAATGTAATTGGGTGGTTAGGCGTACAATAACAGCCAACTCTGGTCTTCAATCTGTAGACTGCCACCCAAGTACGGGGTTCTTATTTATGAATTAAATAGATCATCGAAAGCATCTGATGTATTAGATACTTTAGACTTTTCCAATTCGGATGAAACAACAGTATCTACTTTAGTAGTAGATTCCTCTTCTTTTGCATCTTCTTTTGGATTCAACCATTCATTCAAAATCTCTGTCATATCATCATATGACAATTCTTGATAGATTTCTGTAATGTCCTGTTGTTTCTTTACGACCTCTAAGACTGCTGGATCATCAGAAATAGGTGTTTGATTTGGTTTAACCCTAATATTTGTTTTAGGGAAACTTGCACCTGTTTCTTCAGCTGATAGGAATTCTACCACGACATCACGACCATTTACTGAGTCTGTGATATCACCATAATCTGGGTCAGCAATAATGGAAAGCAACTCTTGATAAACCGTTTTACCAAAACCCCAAAACTTCACACCTTGTTTTTCCTCACCTCTAACTATTACTGGAGCAAAAGTTCTCATTTTAGCTTCCAACTTTCGAGAAAGTTGATAGTCTTCTTTACTACCACTTCCTCTTAGTTTTTGAGCAAACTCTTCAATAGGGTCTGGTCTACCAAAAGAAATTGGTGAAAGATAAGAACGGTTGTTCAAATTGTAGTGAAAGAATAACTCGATAAAAGGATTATCTTTATTAAAAGCGTAAGGTACGATTCTAATTTGTGTTTTTCCTGGTTGTGGTTTCCAAAGACTGGAAGTTCGAGTGTTTGTGGTTTGTAACTGATTTAAGCGTTTTTTAATTGCATTTAAGTCCATTGTTTAACTCCTTATGTATTATTTATTATTTTTCATTTGTTAATCAAGTGTAACCTTGATACAATAATAAGTATCATATCAATAGCTTAAAATGTGATCTATTTTAATTAGATCAAAAAAAAAAGGTTCATTTCGTTTTTAAGTCTATCATAAGTGGAAACTAAAAATCGGTGAGAACCTTTTTTTTAAATTTTGGAAATTTTAGGGAATGTAGGATTTGCATACCTACAACTTTCTGCTC